AGAATATTACAATGCCAGACAAAGAAGTTACTTTTACTTTTAAAAAAGAAACATTTGCTAAGTTATTAAAAGCCGCTACGACTTTAAATCTACCAGATGTTGCTGTTAAAGGTGATGGTAAATCAATCAAAATAATTGCTACAGATAAAAAGAATAAATCATCTAACGAATATTCTTTAACAGTTGGTGAAACTGATAAGAAGTTTATGGCTTACTTTAAAACTGAAAACTTTAAAATGGTTTCAGACGATTATGACGTGGCAATTTCAAAACAAAAAATAAGTCACTTTGTAAACAGAAATAAACCTATTCAATATTGGATAGCATTAGAACCAGACTCGGAGTTTTAGTATGAGTGAAGATAAAACTCCTATGACGCCAGCGGAGGAGGATAAAAACGCTGATGTGGTCAGATTAGAAGATGGTACAGCATATCCAAAAGATGGTTACCTTAAAGTAGAAACCAGAGAATATCATCAAACAACTCATTATCTTAATAGACAAATTGCTATTGAAGATATATTAGAGGAGTTTGGTGATTTACCTACCTTTGAAAAAGGCCTATACTTTGATTGGTCTACATATCATAATGCTAGTGAAGAAGATAAAGAATTAGCAGATAAGGTACAAACATTTGTTGATGAACACGATTATGACCGAGAGGAAGATTGTTGGACAATGAACAAAGGTGGTTATGATGTTGATTGTGAAATTGTAAAAGAATTTACAATGGAAACACCTTAATATTAATGAATAAAGTGAGGTTTATATTATGTCAGATTTTTTGTGGGTTGAAAAATACCGTCCAAAAAAGATTAGTGAGTGTATTCTTACCGAAGATTTAAAGAATACATTTACACAATTCCTAAAACAAAAAGAAATACCAAATTTACTGTTGTCTGGTACTGCCGGTACTGGTAAAACTACAGTAGCAAGAGCCTTGTGTGAAGAACTAGGTAGTGATTATATTATCATTAATGGTTCAGATGAAGGCCGTCAAATAGATACATTAAGAAACAAGATTAAAAACTTTGCTTCTACAGTATCTCTTACCGAAGAAGCTAATCATAAAGTTGTAATTATAGACGAGGCAGATTATATGAATGCTGATTCTGTTCAGCCTGCTTTAAGAAACTTTATTGAAACCTTTTATAATAACTGTAGATTTATATTTACTTGTAATTATGTCAATAAGATAATACCTGCCTTACATAGTCGTTGTACCGTCATTGATTTTAAAATAGTCAATGGTCAAAAGGTAAAGACGGCAACGGCCTTTATGAAAAGGTTAGAAGGTATATTAAAAGACCAAGACATAGAGTTTGATAAAAAAGTGTTGTCTGAACTAATCCAAAAGTATTATCCAGACTTTAGAAGAACTATTAATGAACTACAAAGATATTCTGTAAGAGGTAAGATTGATAGTGGAATCTTGTTTAGCTTATCTGAAGCCAATACCAAAGAACTAATAGCTTCTTTAAAAGATAAAAGATTTAACGATATGAGAAAATGGGTTGTTCAAAACTTGGACAAAGAGGCCTCTTTTCTTTTTAGAACTATCTATGATGTTCTTTATACGACATTAGATTCTAAATCTATACCTCAATCAATATTAATTTTAGCTGGTTATCAATATAAATCAGCTTTTGTAGCTGACCAGGAGATAAATATGGTCGCCTGCCTAACAGAAATTATGGCGAGTTGTAAATTTAAGTAGAGAAATATAATGGCTAGAAGAACCTTATTTAGAAAATTAATAGTAAAATTAAGAATGTGGTATGCTGATATACGAGGTCATCACGGTAAACGTTGGGATTACGAACCTGGTGAGTGGTATATGGGTAGACACAGCAAAAGAAAGTAAAACCATAAGCGGATATGGTATAGAAGTATTACGCCACGTTGCCAACGTGGAGATGGCGGAGCGTTACCGCCTATCCGCTCCAGAATTATATTATGAGCTACGAATTAAAAGATTACCTAAACGCAATCAACTTTACCAAAGAAAATCTATTAGATACAGATGATTTGACTTGGGAGAAGAAATATCCACAATTCATCATTAACAAATGTTTATCAATGCATTATGACACTATAGCAGCTGCCAATGAGATGAACGGCTATTATTTTTTAGAAAAGAAAGTCCAGTTTCATTTTTTGATAAATAGTATAAGAAAAAAGAAGCGATTTGGTGGTAAATGGTTATCACAGACCAAATTGAAAGATTTAGAGTATGTAAAAGAGTATTATGGATATAGTAATGAGAAAGCAAAACAGGCTCTTAGCATATTAACAGAAACACAAATTGAATTTATAAGAGAGGCCTTGAATAAAGGTGGGAGAAAAAAATGAGTGACAAAGAAATACAATGGTCGGCTGAAAATATGCTTGAGGTAACAATCAAACAACCAGACGATTTCCTAAAGGTGAGAGAAACACTAACTAGAATTGGTGTAGCTTCCAGAAAAGATAAAACACTTTACCAATCGTGCCATATTTTACACAAACAAGGCAGATATTTTATTACACATTTTAAAGAACTATTTGCTTTAGATGGTAAAAAAGCTACATTGGTAGAAAACGATATACAAAGAAGAAATACGATTGCTATTCTTTTACAAGATTGGAATTTGATTGATATAGTAAAACCTGAAGAAGCTGAAAATAAAGCTCCATTAAGTCAAATCAAAGTATTACCATTTAAAGAAAAAAAAGAATGGACGCTATCAGCTAAATATAATATTGGTAAGAAAATTGAAAATAAAGAAGAAGTGAAAGATAGCGAAGATGGAAGTATCAAAATTTAAAGAGTTTATATCTGAACAAGATTTAAGTCGTAAAGACAATCCGATTACGGTTGCTATTATAACTAAATCAAATCCAAAAGTTAAACAACAAAAACCTGGTGAACCTGCTAAAAAAGAACTAACAGTAGGTTTAGTCGAAAAGGCCTGTAAGAAAAAAGGTTTTAAATGTATTATCATTAATACAAAACACGCTATCATCACAGGTAAAGACGAAGAAAAAAATACTCTAACGGTTTACAATTATGACGGTAGAGATAGTGAACACACTTTTATAGGTAAAGATACCGTTTGTATTACAAGAGCTGGTTCAGTAGAAGACGAAGCTGGACTATCTTTAATATCTGCCTTTCAAAACTCATCAGCATTTATGTTAAACACACGATCAGCTATGCTGACTTGTGATAATAAATTAACATCAGCATTATTATTTGAAAAGTATGGAATTCCAACACCAAGGACTGCTTTTATATCTAATGAAAAAAACATTGAAGATGCTGTTGAATTAATTGGTGGTAAATTTCCAGTTATACTTAAAACACTTACAGGTACACAAGGTATTGGTGTAATTAAAGTTGAAAGTATGGATTCTTTAGTATCTACTATTCAAGCATTATGGAAACACGATGCAGAATTATTGGTACAGGAATATATGCCAACAGATGGTGATGTAAGAACACTTGTAGTTGATAATAAAATATTTGCTTCTACAAATAGAATACACGCTAAAAACGAATTTAGGTCAAATACACATAGAGGTGCTATACCAAAACCTTACAAATTAAGTAAAGAAGAACAAGAAATTATTTTAAAAGCAAGTAGAGCTTCAAAGGCATATCTTGTAGGAGTTGACCATATTGTTTATAAAGGTAAACCATACATATTAGAAATTAATGGTAGTCCAGGTTCAGGTGCTGAATATGAAGGCTATCAATACAAAGATTATTATTCTGAACCAGAACCATCTGGAGCGATTGGTGGTGAAGAACTAATGTATAATATCATAGATTGGGTATCTAAAAGAGCTCATTGGGATAGACAGGCAGCTTCAGAATGTGGCTGGTTAGAAACTGTGGACATAGATGAAGTTGGAAAAGTAAGAGCAAAATTTGATACAGGTAACGGATCAAAAGCTTGTGCTTTACACGCTGATGAAATTTTAGATGAGGGTAAAACAGTTAAATGGAAATATGACGGTAAAACTTTTTCTAAACCTCGACACGGTATAAGTAAAGTATATAGAGCAAATGCTGATGGTGAAGAGCCATCTGAAACAAGACCAACAATACTAATAGATGTTACCTTTAATGGTTTTACCTATAAAGATATTGAATGTGGTTTGGATGCAAGACCAAGGTCAGGTTCAGATTTACTTATTAATAGGGATTTAATGCGACAAATGAATGTTAGTGTTAACCCTAATAG